ATGGTATAAGCTTGATCATTTGTCAACCCCGTAATGGTGATTGGAGAACTCGTTGTTGTCGGACTACACAATGTATATGACGATCCATTGTTGATCGAATATTGATAATTGGTAATAGCACTTCCTCCATTGCTTGCAGGCGCCGAAAACGCGATGATCGCTTTGCTATTCCCCGCAGTAGCCGATAGCGATGTGGGCGCCCCGGGAGTTGTATAAGGCGTCACCGTTGTTGGCGCCGATGATGGTCCAGCTCCTGCTGCATTGACGGCTCTTATTACTATGCTATACGATTGTCCATTATTCAATCCCGTAATCGTAATAGGAGTGCTTGATGTGACTGCCGGACTACATGCAGTAAACGATCCGCCATTGACCGAATATTGGTAATTGGTAATGGCATTTCCATTGTTGGTTGGTGCAACAAACGATACTGTTGCCGTTCCATTTGATCCAGTTGCCGTCAATGAAGTCGGTGTATTTGGAACTGTATAAGGTGTGACCGATATTGGCGCCGATGGTAATCCTGCACTGGTTACTGCCGTAACGGCTCTTATTACTATGCTATACGTTCTTGCAATGGTTAAGCCCGTAATGGTAATGGGAGAACTCGTTGTTGCCGGGCTACATGCACTATATGTGGCTCCGCCATCCGTTGAATATTGATAATTTGTAATAGGACTATTGTCCGTGCTAGTTGAATTGGTAAAGGCAATGGTTGCCGTTGTATTGACCGTTGCCACTAGATTGGTGGGTGCACTAACAGGGTTTACATATGGTTTGCTAGCTAGTGCGCGTGCTAATGCAGCGGAACAATCACATATGTCCTGCTCTATTCTTTCTGCATCTAGTTGCGCCTTCACTTGTTTGCAGGTTAAAGGTTGAGGGGTTGGGTCAACGTAGACGGCGGATAAGGCCATTCGGTTCGGTCTCAAATTCGTATTCTTGCATGTTGTAAACGTCGGACAATTGGTTGTCTTTCGATGAAACCCAAATACGTTGATTTCTCCTGAAGGAGTTTGATTATTATATAACAATTTCGTATTGACAATACTGTTCTCTAAAGTATATTGTTTGTAATCGAGATATTGTTGTGGTGATAGCACGGGTGACAAATGATTCCAGCTGGAATCAATACGGAGTTGTGTTCCCACTCGTTTATATTTTGTATAATCACTTTGTGACATCTTGTATATAGTCTCTTGTTATATAATTTTGAGAACCTAATTCATTGGTTCTCGTTTACAGCATTATTGTTGCTACGTAGATCAATGTTACCTCCACTTATATCTATGTCGCCACATAAATATATACTCAAAAAGTGATTGCCGGGTCGATCTGGATCTGGCCATGGACGCGTTTGTGTTGTTGTTACAATATCGTTGTTAGAAGTGTCTGTCTGCATAATACAATTAGATTAGATTATATTATAGGTTTGCGTCGATTTATAAATTCCATATCCCATGATCGAACCGATCACCGATCCAACAGCCAATTGTTCCGGCGTATGTTTCCGCGTTTTCCATCGTTGATACAGCGTGATCAAAGAGAAAGCTCCTTCCAACAATAAATAAAAGTTAGATCCTGTTACACAATATAGGTAGACGGTTGCAAAACTCACTGATTGTGCATGCAATGATGGCATTCCGTAACTGTCTTTAATCGGTATAGGACGCTCTTGTTTGATCCATTGTTTGAGAACCTGGTTGAATAAAATATTGATAATAAACCCACCTAAAAATGCGAATAAGCTAGATCTAGTTTCCAATAGTTTATAGGTATTCATTGCTACTAAAAGATGCGGTCCATATTCACCAATTTGATAAGGTTCTCTCATTATGGTTTCCATTCTTGTCTTCTCTATCTCTATATTATATTATGCAAAGAATTATTCTTTGGTTACCGATATAACTTTCAATATATTTTTCATTATTTTTTCATTCAATCTTGTTCTCTCTTGCGTGCTACTTCCACCACAAGCTTCATGTGATAATTGAACAAATCGGTCGCTTTCACTAGACTTTGGATCGCGACATTCTGGATGTTTTTCGATCCATGAGTTGATTTGGTTCAGATTCTTTTGCGCAATGGCTTTGATAGCGTCACTCAGTTTTGTTTTATCTACATTCCATTGGTTCTCGTGTTTTATATATACGGTTTCTCTTTTTAGATCGGAGCAATGAACAGGCCTTTCGTATATATGCATTTCTTTCAGGTGATTCAAAAAGATGCGACTTATACCATCTACATATCCTAATTGTCCCGTTTGTTCTAGATCTGAAACATCGACCTTCATATTGGTAAGAAAGTCGGTCATATTAATCGCATTCTTACATTGCTCATTCAAAAAGAAATTCAAATTGAATTTGTTATTTGAATTCGTGTTGTTATTGTTTGAACCTGTTCGCGCAGTCTTGGTGTAACTTATCAATTGTTTATTTTGCTCCATTAAAAACTGTTGCACTTCTTTTTGTTGAGACATGAGTTCCCATATCATGTCTTTATCAGTTTTCTCTTTAGATGCTGGTGTATCATCTGTTTTGCAATTTTTCATTCCTATGTTGCCGACTTCACCTGAAAAGGCATCCTTACTTTCAATAGTAACACAATTCTGTTTATGTTTCCATAAACCGTTTCGCGTTTTATATTTCATATCACATATTTCGCATTGAAATGTATAGTTATCTGCTTGAGCAAGAATATGTTTTTTTGTTGCAATATGCCTCTTATAATCTTTCGTATTATTACAAGAATAGTTACATAGGTCACACCGACAATTATGGGGGCTTTTTGGGGCTTTCTCGGTTTCCATAATGTTTCCATTAGCCTGACATGCATGTTTACGGGTGAGAAAGTGTTTGTTCAAATCACTAACGTCTCTCGCATTATAGTCACAAAGCTCACACCGACTTTTCTTGGGGCTTTTTGGGGATTTGTCGGTTTCCATATTTCTAATATTGTTTCTAGAAACATCCTTTCTAAGCCTTTTTGGAGGAGTTAGTATTGCGTATTTTTCGAGGTGTCTGATTGTTTTGTCGCTGCATAATCGAGCGGGTGGTCGATAATTCCAAGGTTTGTCAAGGTTTTATACCACTCTTTTCATTTTGGACATTTTTAAAATGTCCATTTCCAAAAAGTAGGTCTAGTTTGTTTCCAGTTTCCCTTCTATGTTGAAAAGGGGTAACAGAAACTAAAAATAGATTTTTATATGGGTTATCCAGAGTCTCCACCACCACCGCCACCACCTTTGCTTTTTCCCGGATTACTACTCTTATATAATTGTTCACAGATCAAGGAGAACGACCAATTGGCTCCGTTTAAATCGATTGTGTCCCCTTTGTCGCTCACCAATCTTACGCTCATACGTTGAATATTGACAGGACCAAAATAGGTTCGATCTTGGTTCTGCAACGTTCCGCTATAATCCACATAACTCGAACCATTGGCTAAACCCGCCACTTTCATCGGGATAAATCCAAATACATCTTGGACAAATGGACCCAAGCCATAGCTCGTAGAACTGATCGTGTTTCCCGTCGTGGTTGCCGTCGTCAAACTTTGTGATTTCGAGTTTGCAATTTCGGTCGCCGCGTAAATTTGATGTTGGGTCAATTGCCCAGCTGTGGTCGTATTGGTTGACAGCGTATTATACGTCTTTTTCCCAGTGGCCGGATCACATTGAAATTGTGCGCGACTCGCATACGACGGTAGTGGAATATTGACGTCTTTTGACGACACCGTCACCAGACCATCGTTCAAGTGATTCTGGTTATAGTCATCCAAACAAATCAAGAAATAATTGTAGAGGTTTGTGCTGACACCCGTATCTCCTGTTAACGTGATGACCTGATTACGAGAACCATACTCGGACAGTGCATAGACTGTATTGGAGCGATATCCTAAGATCCATCCCAGTGTAGTATCCCAGGTCGTGTTTTTGATACTGGATCCTTTCAAAGTGCATTTGACAAAACTATAGGGATCATAGAAGGAGATTCGATAATCCGCGCCCGTGTAAACGCGATTGACATTGACGCGGAATTTTGTATATTCCAATTGTGTAACAGGGTCCACATATATTTGCAAAAAAGAGCCAGATGCGTCGGTGCTCGTTGCATTTTGGATCGTATTGTTGATTGCCGTGATCAAGTCGGTTCTCGTATATTTTTTATTAGGTATGGTAACGACAATATTGTTTTCACCTCCTTCAGAATAGACGCCTTCCTCATTCGCAACAATCGTAAATGTATTGTTTGTGTTATCAATGGTGATGGAATTGCTCGTTACGGGCGCAGTCGCATTGATGGTCGAATAAGAAGTGTTTGATGTATATCCTAAAGACAAATCATATTCTTGTTCGATCATGGAAAGATCCACATTTAAATTGGTATACCAATTGGTTGACGTATAAATAGGATGAAGGAAATAAGGCAATTTTTTATCAATCAAATAAATGTTGGATGCATCGACTCGTATAATTTCCGGTTTGACGACTGATGAGGTAGTGATGCGTTGGTTTAGTGAACTGTCCACGGTAAGTGAGGTTATGATGTAGACAGAGGGAGAACGTATGGCGGTCTGTGTTGTCGGATCAATCAAATATTGGGTTGGATTCAACGATGTATCAACATAAATATTTTGTGACGAGTCGACCAGATAAATACTGGATAGATCACTGTAAATTCGACTCGATCCATTGACTGCATATGTCGAATACGTCTTGTTGCCAGACACGGTATATACTGTGCCATTGGAAACAAAATACGTGGGTAACGATGGGGCACCCACTTTTTGAATGAGGGATGCATCAATCACATAGTTTGAAGCGGTCTTATTATAGTAGTAGTTGGCCGAGTGATCCAAGACATAAATGTTGGATGAATCGACCGTTTGTGTCGATCTTGTTGCGGAATCGACCACGTAGAGAGCAGATGCATCTGTTCTATACAAATGCGATCTTGTTCCTGTTCCTGTTCCTGTTCCTGTTCCTACATAGTAGATAGATCGTTGTGAGATAGCAGAGAGATCAATTGTATTGAACCAATATTGGTTCGTTGATGGGTTTAGCAAATAGTTGGACGACGCTTCGAGAACATAACCATTTGATGTTGGTATACTTTGGATCACGCTGGATGAATTGATAACGTAGACAGCCCGACCCGTTACTGCAATATTTCCCAGTGTTAAATCTCGAATATATACAGTCGATCCATCTATCATAGTAATGAGAGACGGATCAACCATATAATTGTTCTTGGTCAAGTCATGATAATAGTTGGTTGAATTATCCATTAAATAGATTGGAGAATTGTCATAATTACGCTGATTATAAGTGACCGATGACGGCGCAGGATTCATTCGATAATATTGCATAGATGTATCGATGACAAAGAGAGGTGCGGTCAAGGATGCGTCCGCAATGGTTACAAAATTGCTAAACAAGGTTGTAGAAAACGTATTGTAGCACGTGCTCAAATCGGTATAGTATATTGGAGATATTACTGCATAACTCGCATCCACCACTTGTGGCGTCGCATCGTGATAATGAAACGCGCTGCTCAAATCAGTAAACGTGGCCAGTCCGTCCACTGATCCATTCAAAGAGGTTACCGATGTAGCGGGTATGGTTTGATGTCCCGTCATTGCATTTTTAAACGTTGTGCTATTGAAACAGCTACTCAAATCGGTATAATAAGACATACTCGTATCAATGTTAAAGATACTGTTTAGGGCAATTGATTTGGTCGCGGTATAAAAGTCTTTATAAAAGATCATGGATGGATCAATAAATTGAATCTTATAATTGTTCTGAGTCAAATGTTTGTTTACGAATACGGTAAAGGAACAATCTACTTTGTTGGTTGTCCGATTGTAATTTAATGCAATGTTGGTTCCCGACAATACATTGGTTCCATCGCTTGGATCCACAAAACTTTGAAACCGATTATTGATGGCCGTCTGTAACTCTTGGAAAGAATTAAACGTGACTCGATTCAATGTGCTCTCGCTCTTTACTACATACGGACTACTCAAACGATTTCCATATCCTTTGGGGCTGGGGTAAATGGTAGCCAATGTGTCTCCACTAAATGTATAACTATTGAGAAGATCAAACGAAGAATGAAATTGGTTCTGAGAACTTAGATCGACATAGCTAGCTTGAAGACCCAATTGTGTAGACAAAAAACTGTTTTGCAAAGAAACCGAATACATGCTTTGTGTAAATGTTTTGGTAAGATCTATGTTCATTTGATATTTTGATGTATTGTCGAGTTGTGCACTTGTATACGCCATGGTAAAATCGCCCGTAATAATGGATGTTGTTTTGGTCTTGTCATTCTCCAATTTTATTGCGCCATTGATGGCTTGAATATATTCCGATAAAGTATACCCTACCACAGTTGAATTGGGTATCTGAAAAATATAATCATTCGATGACATGTCTGGACCGAGAACATAGCTATTTGATGAGGTTCTCGAAATTTGATTTCCACAAGTATCATTTAAGTATGGATACAATGTTGTATCCGCATTTGGTCCTATTCCTATTGCGTTGGCACCTGGCGCTTGAAATCCAGGGGTTACACATCGTAGATAGATATATGGATTGGAGTTGATAAAAAAATTGCTTGCCTGCTGTTTGATGGGCGGCGTCTCAGCAACTATGGTGTTCAGTTCGTTCCTAGCTTGTTTAAATTGAAAACAAGACTGAAGCCCGGTCCAAATAGGTTGGTAACCCGAGGTTACGGATTCTGTGGGGAATTGAATTAGCATCTTTGAATGGAGAACATTGTTGGTAGTATATCGATTCGGTTTGACAACTAATTGAAAGTAATCGCTTTGATAATGATTGGAAGATGGGTCCATGTTCGAAAGCCGTGACAGCTGAGAATCGCTCGTTAAAAACGTTGATTTCTGTAATTGATTGTTTATATCTGATAACAGTTCGTTTCGTGTTACATCTGCAGTGATGGACAAATTTATTTGAAACGATACATCAATGTTGGATGAACCATCTACATACTCTCCTGGGCCAATGTATTTGATGATGGTAAAGTAATTGTTATCAGTGCCTACATAATATTTTCGGATCGAACTATCTTCGTAATAGGTTGTGGATCCATTGTTTGTATAAGGTAGTGTGTATGTAGACAACACAGTAAACGGAAAATATTCTTGCTGATTGAAACCCAAGTAGGCAGGTATGGTTTGATATCTACGTGGTCCTGGTGATATTCCAGACACATCGTTGGCAAACGGTTTGTTGGGAAATCGTAGATAGTAACTGTTCTCATTATAGATATTTGTTATGTCTACTGTGGTCGTAATTAATGATGTGGCTGGATTATAGAAGAGATTCGTTTTTCCAAAACTAAGATCTGTGGTTTGGGAAATCACTTGTCCAATCTTCGTATTGATTGCTGTTACCAAATTTCCTGGTGTATAATTTCCTGCAGAAATGTCGATTTGATAATCATGGTTTCCGTTGTCGATGCCTGGAGCATTCCCCTTAATATAAAAGAAATTACTACCATAATTGTTGTTGATCGTATACCAAGTATAGGGTATTTGAATCGAATAGAGCTTTAACGAGACCACGTCTTTTAATGAATCGGATAAATTGAAGGTGAAATCGGTCGATAAGGATTGTTTGTTCTCTCTATATTGGCTATCTATACTAATGATCCGTCGAATGGTTTGTTTCAATAATGGATTCAAATTATCTTTTGAATAATCTAGATTTTGAACATAGCCGATATTGGTGCTGCTATTACCTGGTGCAACTGTTGGTGGTATCGTTGTTATAGTAGTAGTAGTTGTTGGTGTTATCGTAGTTGGTGTTGTTGTTGTATCATTTTGACTTTGCATGTTAGTAAATCCTTCCGTCCTGTTTTCTCTTTTCTCCTCGTCTTCATCGTCTTCTTTTATATCAAAAAAACGCGCATAAATTTTGGTGAAAAAGGCAGCCAATTCATCTCCCGATTTATTCTGCATATTTTTATATTTGTGAATTAAGAAAAGGATCCGCGCCTCTAGTTCTCTGTCCGTTGGATTACTCACATCTAGCACATCGAATAGCTCCGCATCTGTATAAGTATCTATGTCGTAAACATTGTTACCTTTATTGTTCATTATTGTAATAATAGTAGCAAAAAAATAAGTTTAATTAAGTTTTTTATCAAATGTTTTCGTTTTTGAGTTGTCTTTTTTCGAACATGTCCGCAACGAACTTTACTAAATCCATACGGATGGAACATCTGAATAGGGTTTCGATTGGAAACGCTTTTAATCCTTGGCCCCGTTTCATATGACGATTTCCCTTAAAACATAGGATGTCGAATACCTGCATAATCTGCTCTTCCTCTTCTGTCATGTCTTCGCGCATAATATGTTGATGACCGACATACTTGTATCGATTGTAGTTTCCATCGCTATAAATCCTATAATTATTCTTAGAGGGTCGGTTTTGGATCAATCCTATTCCTATAATTTGGTTGGTGTCATTGTTCATTTCCAGAACAAATAGCGGGGTGTCGATAGGTATCTCTCTCTTTACAGGATCGGGTGATCCATAGATGCAATGAATGGATGGATTACGTTCGCGAAACCGTTTATTTTCCGACCATGTTTCCGTATTGAATCGCGATGTGACTATGAAAGATCGAAGGGCTTGCTTATAAATCTTCAGTTTGGACATGGGCTTGTTTTCTAACCGTTTTGTAAAACGGTTTCTCTCTTTTCAATTTTTTTATCGAGGTATTATAAAGATAAACTATGAATAGCAATGATGATGATAGTAGTTCCATTAGTTCCTCTACTTTGGACAACATTTCAATTCCCATTCAAGAAGAAACACATCTAGAACTATATACGAATTCACATTTTAATACACAGATTTATCGCGATTTAGATGAGTTACGTAACAATAACGCTATTACTACGTTATCAGAAGAAGACACGAACCTTCGCTTGCAACACCACTATATACGTAGTGATAGTCCTGGATCTTCTACCCTTGGTGATATGGATCCTCCTATCTTGAAAAAGAAAATGTCTTATAGAGACATTGAAAAATCGTTGGAAATTTATTTTGATTCGGATACTCAGAATAAATTTTCTAGCGAGATTGATATTTTAACTACCTACGTCAAAGGTCAAAAACATCTCTATATTCACGCCAAACATTATACTCAGGGACGTCTGCATTGCCTCATGATTCCTGCGCTCGTGTTTACTGCTCTCATCACCATTATTGCGCCCTTTGTTGAATGTCGAGTCTGGAGTGGTGGATTAATATCGGGACTCAATGCCCTCATTGCCCTCCTCATTTCCATGATCAATTATTTGAAATTGGAATCTTCTGTGGAGATGTATTTGCAAATGGCCAATCATTATGATCAATTGGAGACGTCGTTAGAAATGGCTAATAGCCGGTTACTCTTTTTAGAAGATACGGAAGAGAAGAAAAAATTGGTCTTGCGTAAAATACGTGAAGTCGAAATAAAGGTCACCGATATGAAAGAATCGAATAGCCTTTTGTTACCTGAACATGTGAAGCGTTTGTTTCCGGTTATTTGCCATATCAATATTTTTTTGTTTATCAAAAAGATGGAGGTCTTTAAACGAAGTCAAATCTTGAAATACCGTGATTTAAAGAATGAGATACGTAAATTGCGACCATTAAAGACGTTTGATACAATGATCGAGTTAGAACCTGACTCGACGAAAAAAGAGCGTTTGTTGTTTTTATATGATGCAAAAACCAAGGTGAAGAATGATATTGCAGATTATCGATCTGCATATGGCTACATGGATGAACTCTTTACTAGAGAGATAAAAGCGGCTGAAGAATATCGTTGGTATTGGTTTTGTAATAGAAGGAAAGAGATTGATCTTGTTGGGTATGGTAAAAATCCGGTTCTCGATTTTATTTTCCAACAAACGAAGTGATGTGCTCAAATCTTTAACTTGCGTATCTTACGACATCGTTTTGTTTTCTTGTTTCTGCGAGATCCTCGTTTGCAACGCTTTTTTGTTTTGCCTCCTTTCTGTGACGCCACAATAAAATCATTTGTAAATCCATGCATTTTTTTAAATGATGAAGACGGAGAAGATCTTTCTGAGACAACTAATTCAGAATTATAAATGTTATCATCTTCTGGGTAAACTATGTATACTGTTCCCTTATTGTTAAATTCAGCTTCATAATGATAATCACCATGTTCTTCGTCTTGTTCATACTTTTCTACACTTACTAATTTTCCTAGGGTGACTGATTCGCCTCCTTCCTTTTTAAGACTAAATATGTCACTGCTACCAACAAAAGCGTCCTTGTCTTGATAAAGGAGAGCTATTTTAAAGATGTATGGAGATGACATCTTTATATATATAGATATTATTATCGGTATTAATTTGCTCTCACCACTTTCCAAAATGACCAGGGTGAATCATGCACCACCTTTACTGTCTTGTCTTCTTTCAATCGTGTCTGTATCATTTCTGACAACGTGGTATCGTTCCAAGACAGTTTGATAATGATTCGTTTGTGAGTGTTATCATTTCGCAAAGGTATCTCAGTTAACCTTTCAATATGACCTATATTCAACTTTGAAAACACTTGTTGAATATAGGTTCTCTCGATTTGTGATTCGATTCTAGGTATACACATAGATACCGAGGTTGGAGGTTTGGGTAATCTGCCCCGTTCGACAACAGAACTACTACTATTACCCGTCTTGTTCCAGCCAAAGGAGCGTGAGTATTTGTCGTAATTTGACATTGTTTAGCTTTTTTTCCTCTGTTATTTACCATGATTTTATAATTCAATTTTTCGTTTTTAATTTTAATGGTAAAATGATGTAAATAATTGATTTATTATATTTCTATGGCAGATTTCGATCTATCCTGGATTGATGACGAAGAACGTCTGTTATCAGATAATTCGTTGATAAAAGAACCTATTCGACAAATTAAAACAGTATATCTTTATCTGAATCAATATGATTATATAGAGACTATAAAGAAAGAAGATTATGTGATAGATCCATCGTCGTCCATTCTAGTTACGGATGATCTGCTCTACCTCATTGAAACTCATACAAAAATAACGTTGACTTCAAAATATAAATTGTGTGATCTTTTCTTCTATCATGTAGATATTTTATATCAAGATATTCAATCTTATAGTAATAATGAAATGGAGACTTCTTTTTTTAAACCTGTCTCTTTGACGAATTCATTATCTATTCCTCCCTCTCTTTTCGTATTCCATCCAGTAACAACACTTTATTTTGTATACCAAGAATATCCTTATTCTATTAACCGTTCAATAAAACCTATTATTAAAGCGTCAAATAATGAGTCTAATAATAATGATAAGTCAGGTTCTAATAATAATGATGCTGGTAATGATGAGTCTAATAATAATAATGCTGGTAATGATGAGTCAGGTTCTAATAATGCTGGTAATGATAATGATGCTGATAATGATGCTGGTAAAGGTAGAGGAAAGTCTAAACGTGTTCGAATACAGCTTCCGAACAATAAAACAAAAAAAACTATTCTTCGAATATAGATTCCATTTCTGTTGGAATTGTTACTATTGCCATCAATAGATTCATGATCCTTTTCTTTACTGAAAGTGTCATTTTCTCCTTACTCTCTTTAATCTCAATGATCGGTTTTCCATCTACATCTCTGCAAATGATCACCTCTTCAGTCAATTCTATATCGTTTATATTCGCTTCTTGTAATAGGTTAGCACTGTTCAATAAATCATAGCAGCATTTTTTCAAATATCTATCGAATAGTTTTGGATGTTTACTCTTATATTGGTCTAGAGATGTTCTCAAATCATATATACCTATATATCTCGTTTTACATAGTATCATTTTCTCGTTGCTATCTAATTTCGTGTTAGATAATAACTCTTGTGTCTCTCTATTCCCTAGCCCGATAGGTGTAATTTCAAGTATCGGGGAAAAGTTATCCGAGTAATAAGGTATTTGTCTAATACGTTCATGGAGATCTTCTCGTATATCGGATACATTTTCTATCCTGAAAGAAAACTCGGTCATATCTAAAAAAATATTTTTTATACTATAATTATAGAAACAAATTGCGTATTGTTATACACGCATCTAATTCTATTTGATCATCAGTTACTGCGTTATCCAGTGCATCTAGATACCACCCTTTTTCGCTTATATGCTCGAAATACGGTATCATATTAATCGCCTCTTCCGCTAAGTAGCACATTTCATCTGTCGTGAAATAGTTCGAATACTTTGTATGGAATAGTAGATACAATCGCACAATATAAATGATGTGATTCTTGATTTGGTCCTGGAAGATAGCTTTCTCATATTTTTCTGTCATGTTTCTTCTAAATGTCTGGTCTTTCATGGATTGGACAAATCGTTGATAGTCGCTTGGTCCAAGCGTTCGTATGTTGATCATCTTGTCAATATATTCTTGGAAGGTTGGAATGGCAAGAATGGGTAAACTATGAGTGATCGTTGTTGTCATGATATTGGCATAATGTTGTAGGAGTGTGTTTATGGATCGATCCATGAATATGGTTCTCCATAGTTCCGAATCCTCTATGTTGGAGAGAAGGCTTTCTCCAAAATCGTCTTCTTCTTCTTCCTTTTCTTTCTTAAAAATATTACTTTGATACTGAGTGAGGCATCGGTTCGCCAACAGGGTTCTGATAAGGTTCTCGTAACTGGTCATGGTGTTTGTTCGGTTGTTCCTAAGAATGATATTTGGATTCAATTTTTTGTAATAGTGATGCAAGTATAGTTGACATGACTATTACTAAAAATTCACCTATGTATACTATTTTCCATCCTCCGGCAGGCAAGCTTTTAATTCTATATGTGGGTGAACCATCTAGATAGATGGATGTAAAGTTACTGTTTACAATAGACCAACTTCGATGAAATAGAAACGTTATGATGGAACTATATATGGTTATATGACGATACCATGCTGTGTAGATGATGATAGGTAATATTATATGTATACATACATTTAACAGTAGATACGTTGAATAGGATATTGTCGCTGGTTTGTCTTTTACACCTTTGCACATTTAAAACGCCCATTTTAGAGGACAAAAAATACGCGAAGGATAATTGCGAATTTCACGCCTTAACATACTTATCTTCCCGAAGGAGTATCGCAGTTAATTATATTTGGTTGTTCTTCTTCCTTTGAAGAAGGTAAGAAACATTCAGGACGCTTTTTCCCCGCCTTTTGTAATTTCAATAAATATAGAATGTTCTTTGAAGCATTGATGTCTCTGTCCATACAGCATAATTTACACTCGTTGAGATTACAACGGATTACACTGTTTATTTGAGATAATCTTGCTTTGGTATATGTACCATCTCGCATTTTTCGTATTACTTTATTTTTATACAACTCAATTGGTTTATGACAACAATTACATGTTTTACTGGTATTATATTCATCTACATCTACCACATCACAATATTTTCGTAGTTCATTCTTGAACTTCTTAATGGGGGCTGTAGGATGTTTCTTTACTAAACCATGTTGTTGGGAAAAATCACCAAATCCTACTAAGGTTTTTTTCTTTCCAACTATACTTTCGCATATCTTATGTAAAGTTGCTTTTCCACGACAATAGGAACGAAAAGATAAACCGCGAAAATTCTTATAGAGATGAAACTGAAAAATAACATTCATATCTGGATATACATATTTGAAATAGTTTCGCATTCTGTCTAAACTTGTGGTTTTGAAACTTGGAATATTTCTCCACATTTCATAATGTTCCCAGTTTTTATACCACATTTCTCTTTTCTTACAAGCATATTTCATTTTACAATCATGTCTATAACTGGGTGTGGTTGTTTCAATTACTCTTCCTTCGCCATTACAAGATGTTTGTAAGCTACGCACACCAGGGTCAATCCCTACAAGTTGTTCGTAATTTACATTTTTTATGTCTTTGGCTTTTGGTGCTTCAAATTTAGGTTTCCTTAATCTTACTACGCCCACTTTTCCATCTGTAAAAATAGCATAAGCAAACTTCCGTTCCTTTGTTTCATATTTTTCTATTTTGAAAAGCTCATACCAATATACCAATTTATTTTCATCGAAATCTTTTGGAACAGGTTGTTTGGTAAAATAAGAAATAATATCCTTCAAACAACTACTACATATTTCAATAGAAGATAAAGTAAATGAGTTTTTCGTTGGAAGTAAATTGAAAGTTCTTACACCTTTCATATAAGGATACTTCTCAAATTCTTGTAGGATTTTGTAATAGACACTTACAAAGTGGTTAGAATATTTCTTGATATTTTCCTCAGTTGGTATATATTTTAACCATTGCCTCATTTTCAGAATAAAGAAGTTTTTACCTTTGTATTCCACTGCGTAAATATCTTTCAACCACTTATAAATAACTGCTTTTCTATTTTCTCCTGTTTTCAATTCCAAGTATTTATGAAATCGTTTATAGAAATTCAAAGCAAGATGGTTATTCGCCATGGTAATTTGCTGTCTATTCAAATTGTTAATGAGATTTCCCATTCTATCACGAAACGGAAGGTCGCCCAAATTCTCTTTGTATTGAGAAAAACTAATATACATTTCATCGGTGGTATCAATCTTTTCTTTTCGTTCCCGCATTACAGATACAGTGGAACACGCTTGGTAGAATAAATTTTGAGTAATTTCAGGTAAAGTTTTATTTTCTTGTATCAATCTTGTAAAGTGGTAATTTAACAATTGGTAAGAGAGGAAACAAATCTTATTGATATTCAATACAATTTCCTGTATTCCACCATTCAAATAATTATTTTCAACTAAACTATTGAAACTCATCTTCACGCAGGTGAATTCGGTATCTTTGTTTGCTTCTTTGCGTTCCTTCACATCTTTACGGACAACTTTTGCCTTAACTTTGGGAGGTAGGACATCCTCCTTTTTCTTTTTTACCATCCTATATTATATCTAAAGATTTTAATTTTATATAATTTAATTTAATTAATTTATATAAATGCCTAAATGTTTTCCTCCATGGATTTTTCGTTTTCTTCCTTTTCCTTCTTTAGTTTTTCCTTTTTATTCAAATATGCTGTTCTTGCGTATTCCTTTTTCTTTTCAGGCGAAACTTCATATACATAATTCGTTTTTTCTCTATATTCCTTAACTTTTTGTTTATGCTTTTCTTTATTTTCCTCATAATAGGTCTTATTTCTTAATGGACAAGTATATTTTTTCAAATGCTCTTTGGTCTCATTTAATTCGTTTCGTAGTTTCATATTTTCTTCTTCTAATAGTTTTATTTTATTTATTTCATTAGCATCCATTCAATAGATAGAACTACTCTATTATAAGGTTATATTTTTATATAATTAACAAAATTAAATTATATAAACATAACTATACTGATATTATAGTAGTAATGAGATGGGTATATATTTTACAATGCGAAGATGGTTATTTTTATGTCGGCGAAACATCTCGCCTTTATAGAAGATTTTGGGAACATCAAGATGGATTAGGTGGATTGAATACTTCCGTTTATCCACCAATAAATATCGTAGCAATATATCCAGTAAATAGATTAGGTAAATTTTTTGACTATACTAAAAAAGTTAGCAACAATGATTATCAGCTAAACTACAATATTTACTTTGATAGAGGTGGAATTATTGAAAACTTTAACATTGATAATGATGAAGGTGGATATGATAGTTTATGGGTTGAAAATAATATTACAGAAAAAATGATGGTAGATAATGAAGCACACTGGAAAAAAATTAGAGGTGGAAAGTATGTAAAGTTTAATGTAGAATATAATTTTCCAAATAATAAATTCGTAAAAGAATTACCTAATTGTAATTGTGGATTTCCTTGTGATGTAAAGCAAAATGAAGAAAATAATTATTTATATTTTAGATGTGCTAAAAAAAATATGTGGGACAAAATGCGTGAAGAATTTGGAATACATGATGAACCATGTAAATTTTTTATGAAATATACAAAAGATAATAAATATAAGATAGAATACGAGAAAAGAAAACAAACAATTAAATCTCTAACAAGCAAGTCGCATTGGTTAAAAGAATTATCGGGTGGTCATTATGAACATTGTATTGGTGGTTGCGGAAAAGAATACGATGAAAATAATACTATTCGTTATTTAAGAACAGCAATAAATCTTTGCTTTGATTGTTTTATAGATAAAAACGAAGAGTTAGCAAAAAAATATAATCAATATATTCCTCTTGGTAAATGTCTAATTCAACTATAGACTTTCATGTAAAATGGGCGTTTTAAATGTGCAAAGGTGTAATTGATTTATTGTTTGGTCTTCTCTGTTGAAAAGGTTAAGATAAAATTGTCTTGTCAGGTCAGGTTTATAGCAACGATTGTAAATATACGCGAATACATAATATCCAATAGAAATGCAACAACCACTAGCGGCGCATGCTCCTTTTTGCCATATTCATTACTTCTAATGGTTGTAAAACTAAGCAAATACATGTTAATTTCAGCCACCATTTTGTCATGGCTTCATTCGTTTTTGGTAGTAGTAGTAGTAGTTGCATAATCGTGCTTCTCTTATCCGTTTCCTTTCCTGTGGTCCTGCATTTCAATTTTTTATATCTATAACACATTTAGACATTATTATTATTGTTATCATAGTATGTCTTCTTATTCGTTAGAAACTTGGGCAGGAATATTGATCTCCTCTTGGATGTCCATGAGTATTGCCTTTATGACCTATATTGTTTTTACCAATGATGTTAGTCATCTATTTGCCGTAGGTCCTAATCCTGAATTTAGTATTTTCGGAATTGTTATTGATACATTCCCAAAATATGGAGTGGTCATTTCGTTTTGTTTCATCAATAGTGGTATACGGGCTATCAATGGAAACGCCTTACATTCCTGGATCATCAATGAAATCCAAGATGTTACGCGGATACCTGTGAATATCGGAATAGGTAAAGCTTGTTCGTTGTCTTTTATTTCTATTATCTATAATTGGTTCGATTTTTTCATGTATATCAATATATTGCTCTCACAGATTGATATGCTCTTGGTGGAAATTTTTGCTGATTTGATTGTCACTGGACTTCTAACGATTTATTATTTGCGTGCAAAAACGACGAGTGTTTAGCAATTATTCTATGGTTCTCATATATTTATATTTATATATATATAGCTTAGCTATGCCCAAACGATGCCCCAGAGGAACTAGAAAGAATAAAAAGACTGGAGTATGTGAGCCTTACACACGTGGAACTGGAAAAACAAGAAAATCTCCTGTTCCCGTAGAGACCGAAACTAGGTATCCTATTATAAGTGTCAAAAATAAGGGTAAGAAGATTTATACCAAAATCGCACCGACTTGGGCCGGCGAGACCCACCTCGATAATTTTATGGATTATTGTATAGAGGAATACGGTGAAGATTGGCAAATCCATTATGAAGAAATAGAGGCCCTTATTGAGCCAAAGGTGTTAGCACAAGTTCCCGCCGCTCATATAGGTCAGAATGGAGGTGAACTTTTATTTGATGAAATTCCGGTTACTAAAAAATTAAAGTCTTTCACCTTTTCCTATCTAGACAAACTATTCAAGGTTGAATGGAATCAATAAAAATAATTATTTGTCCTTTTATTTACACAAATAAAAAATATAAAACAATACAATAATATATTTTTTATATATGTTATTGTTTCGATAACAATCGCATCTTATAGAATCGATTCTTATATGCCTTTTTGAAGCGTTTTACTAAGAGGGCGACATCCTCTTTCGTTTGTGCTTGTGTAGCACTCATTTCTTCTACGATCAACATTTTATGTGTCTCGTAAAATCGTTGGAACCCCTCTTCAGGCGAGATAGCAATCTTTTTATTACTATCTTTCTGAATCTTTTTTGCGTGTTCAACCTCCTCTTCGATATGTTCATCTATCGTTTGTAGGACGAGTTGCGAGAACCCTACATATTCTTTACGTTCTCCTTTGCTACTATTATTATTATTTTCTTCCTTCGTTCGAAAGTAGAAGCGTGCACTCTTGAACATCTTATCTAGTATATCCCCCTCATAGCCCTCCTTTGTTAAACGGGCCGACTCTTCTTCGATCAAAGGTTGAATGGCTGGATCGGTAGTCCAGGCTGTCCATGCGTCCTTAAAACTCTTTCTATCATCATATTGATGAACCTTCGAGAACGTCGATAGGGTCTCTACAAAGTCTTTGTCTAACAGAAATCTATATGTCTTCAACATGGTAATTGTAATAGGTTTGGATACATATTATAATTGTGTTTACAAAGTTTTCAATTTTTTCGTTGTGATTACATTCCTGATTATGCAGTGTGTTCTTTTGTTTGCGTTTTCTTTTAGAAAAAGATGTATATGAATAATCATGATAGGATTCTACCTTCCCAGTATGGTGGTATTACGTCAACCAATGATATCAGTTTGAATCCTCTCGTCAATGGAGAATATGCTAACGTAACTTCAGATATGAATCAATCTCTACATACCCTTGGTTACATGCGTATTAATATATATACTGATTTGAGCGGGAATTTTCCTGCACTCGATACGCTCGGCAATCCTATAGTAGCCAGGAATATTACAGGGACCACCTATGTGTATCCACATTTAAGCATGGAAGCTGACCCGTCAGGTATTGTCATAGATGGATATATGACCTTTTTCTTTGATGATGGTAGTTCCTTCTCCAATTATGATTTGTCGAATTCTTCTTATACCTATCTATTCGAGAACCTGAATCCTCCGGTGATCAAGTATCTAACGTAAGCGCGCGCTATGTGCACCATTATTTCATTATAGCATTTACGCTTTCCAGTGCTCCTTCTACCCATCCCTGTTTCTTACTTATCATTTCACCTACTACGAATATGTTAGGGTAAGGTCGTTGAGCAGCCTTGATAAATGCGGAGCGGGTCTTATATAATGACATCAGTTCCGCAGTCATTGGTTTGTAATAATGTGTTCCTTCGGTCCAGTAAAAGGAGATGATAGATTGAAGATGAAGTTCTCCCTTTGATAATCCGAGAACCTTGGTTAATTCGTTGCATAAAACGTTGCGATTTTCTTCCGTATTTTCCGTATAGGGTCTTAGAGAATCGGCCCCTTTGTTGTCCGTATATACGATCATATAAACTCCTTTCTCTGTATCCATGGGTATGATTTTATGAATCGGACCTGGCACTATTGTCGTAGTGCCTACTACCTCTTTTAGTATTGGTATCGATGCTTTGGAAAACTTCCCATAGATCCGTAGAAAGGGCTGTGATTCGATATTCTTATACTCCTTTATTTCGGGTAGTAATTTTCTCAATGGATGAACCGTAGTAGCAAGGATGATTCTATCACACATGTAGGTTCTCGTTCTTGTCTTAACCTCAATGGTAGATGACATTCGTTTGATGTCGAGAACCTCGACATGACATTTAATATTCTCCTTTCCGATCTTTGCTACTAAGGATTGCACCAGCGTTGTCCATGGTATACTGATTCCAGTAAAGTTTGTATAATTATCATCAAAACCATAATCGTAGAGCGTGCTTTCTACATCCTCGTTCTCGTAATCCGTATATCCAGCACACATAATAAACTGTTTGTAAATCACTGGTCCTAAGATCGGTTGAGCAAACTCCTTGAATGTAAGACCGTCGCATTCTCGGTCATTGGTCCATCTTGTTTTTAGATCTTGGAAGATAGATTTTACATCACATAGTTGAGAACCTACATATTGATGAGTGGCTTTAAATTCATGTGTTTCTATGCCTAGATCCTTTACCAAGGCTTGTAATAACTTGTCCTTCTTCTTTCTTCCTATGCCTGCACCTTTTGCTACATGCACTCCATGAAATAATGGAGACCCCATTCTTCCTCCTACGGTTGCCTCTTTTTCCAAGAGGAGAAAAGGTTGATTCGCCAACTTCAATTGATATGCTGAATATAATCCTGCTATTCCACCTCCAATAATGATCGTTGTCATTTTTTATAGTATAAAAGTATAATAAATATTGTATAAATAAGTTTTTGAATTTTGTAATTAATAAATTCAAAAAATATGGTTTGCAAGAAGTGGGGTTCGAACCCACGCACTTTACGTAGCAGGTCTTAAGTCTGCCGCCTTAGACCACTCGGCCATTCTTGCTTTTTCTTTACTGATAGCTATTCGCTACATTTTTATGGTTAATAATAGTTTTGTGCTAGTAACGTTATCTGGAAAAGAGGATAAGTTGAGTTTAGAAAAGATGCTTGTAGCCTTCAAAAGTAAAAGTTTTGTTGGGTGATTGCTATACGCTACAATAATAATAATTAGGTTATTTTACTAACCAAAAGGAGAAGATAAAAAGATTAGCCTCATGCGTGACTTGAACACACGACCTTTACCTTACTAAGGTAATGCTCTACCAACTAAGCTAATGAGGCAAACCATTTTGTTTAGTGGTATCTAGAAAAAGGTGCTTGTAGCCTTCAAAAGTAAAAGTTTTGTCGGGTTGGATTGCTATACGCTACAATAATAAAATTGTTAGGGTGTTAGGTCGCCGGTCAACGTTATTCAATTAAAAAGATACTCTATAATAATTAAGGCGTCGAACCCAGATCCGACGCTTGGTAACAAGAAGAAGAAAGAAAAGATTAGCCTCATGCGTGACTTGAACACGCGACCTTTACCTTACTAAGGTAATGCTCTACCAACTAAGCTAATGAGGCACAAAACAACTGCATTAGGTGAGACTTGAACTCACGATCCTCAGCTCATAAGACTGATGCGATAACCAACTTCGCCACAAATGCATACGTTAAAAGAAAAAGAGAAAAGAGAAAGAAATAAAATGATGTAAGTGCTTTATCCACCATATAATTTTTTTGATAGGGTAATTTTGCTGTATGGATAATGCGCCGGCTCAACGCACGAACGCACTGCTATCTTCACGTGACTGTCTTCCAATCGTTATGTGGGTTGCTGGATGAAGATACTTTGGTTTCCCATATAGATAAGGCGGGTCCTCTTTATATTGTTTTGCAGATAATTAATTCGGTAACCTTTTCTTACTTTACAACACTTGTGCGACAGTATGGGCAGCTGTTTTTATTATACTTGATGAGCCAATCCATAATGCACGATTCATGAAATTGGTGCCCACATGGCAGACAAGAAGCCTTTGTGTTTTTCTTTACGTTTGACATGCACATGCTGCATAATTGCTTCTTTTCGCATAGAACTTGTGAAATCTCTTTTGTCATGTTGCGTGCTTTTGATTTATGTTCTTTCCGGTTTACACAGTCCGTGCATACAATTCGTCCAGTCGCGCCTTTAACATGCCAATGACCACAGTGAGCGGCTGTGCATTTCACAAGACGAGCTGCATCTAAAATATAGAGTTGGAACTTTGAAAATGTCTTCCCGCGAAGCTTGTGTTTATGGTCACATAGATATTGCATGAAATCACTATATTTTTCGTCATTTAATTGATACACATCCCGAAAGTAGAACAATACGTCCCGACTAAACATATCGTATAGGGTTAACGTGGATTCCATTATTGTTGTGTTATGTTGTTTTTATTACTTGTTTTGTTACGCGACTAAAGTTTTTCAATTTTTTGTCTTTTGACATGCTTATACACCGATGAACATTTGAAATGGGACAAACCGCCATAGGCGGGTTTGCCTTTCAATTGATTTATCGGCAACGTTTCCCTTTCACATCTTGTGGGACGCTAAAAAGCGTCCCATTATAAATGTTCAAGGGTGTAAAAGGCAGGGAACATAATACACACTACATATTTAACGGTGTAAAAATAGTTACATATATATATATTATGGAGGAAGTTGAGGTGTTTAGAATACAACCGGTTGCGAATAAATGTTATGAACATGCAGAATACACTCGACGTGAAGGAAGATACCATCAACAAGAGCGTTATTTTACAAATGTCCCTCCTAGATATGTAGGTGAATATATTCGTAGCGAATCAGGTGGTTCGGGTGACGGCAGTTGGCATAGAGATTTTTTTAAAGATGTAAATGGTGATGAGATTAGGATCGACTATAGTTACGAAGGAAGAACTAGCTTCCGAGAAGTTCCTTGTCGTCGTCGAACTTTGCCGCGTGAACTTATTCATTCTATAGCTACAAAACGACGCATGCCCAAATTGAAAGATTTAGCTCTTTACCAAATGCGAACGTCACAAATTGCAGATTTAAGAGAACGTGGTATTATGGGTGGTGGTTCTAACTCGCGCGTAAGATCATCCACACGTAAATCAAAACCGAAAAAAAAGATAGGAAAGGGTCAATGTAAAATGTAAATTATGAAGGCATCTTATTACACGACGTATGCAGCGAGTTTGTCATAACGGGGATTCATCAATGCCTTTACACACATATTCCACGGAGTCATGTTTTGCAGCGCTTCTACTCCTAGATCGCAAAATTCGTTTAGTGTCGCTGGATCATATCCAGACATCATCGAGCAATTCTCCTGTCTTGTTAACGCTGGAAATCCATTCGTCTTTCGCAAGTTCCAAAACAGTATGTGGGGTGGGGTCAAGGGTGAGCCATGTAGTCTCATTCCCACCTCTGCATATTGTAGCTCAATCTCCTTATACATGGTCTGCCATCCTGCCCTTGCTTCAGCCATTCTTTCTTCGTTTAAGACAAAGTCTGGGATATACCCTGCTTCTGCTTCGCCACCCGACTCGATATACAAACACTCATTTATTTGCATATCCGAAAAGATGGCCAGCACCATCCCTTCTACTTGTTCTGATGACAACTTTTTTTCTTCAATGACATCCAAAATCATCTTGAGTGCCTTGTAGAAATTGGTGCTCGTTCCTGCATATCCTCGGTTGTTGCTAATGCGTTCGGCCATATCGGTAAACGTCTCGCAATCCTCCATGTTGATCCATTTTGGCCGGCTAGCAAATGTCATCACTCGCTTTCCCAACTCGGATTCTTCGGCTACGCGGCACCCTAAAGCCAGTGCGGCATAGTAGGGATCACCATCCATGGATCCTGAGCTGTCAACCATGGCTATCATCTTGCCCAATGACCGACCATTCTTCTTGTTTCTATTATCGCGCCATTGTGAATTGATCATGTCTACTTCGGTAGCACTTAGGGTCGACTGTTTGTCTACCACCTTTTTGGAAAACTGTTCGAGACTCACGTTCCCGCCCTTCAACTCCTTCTTACCCTCTTTTTGCTCTTGTATATAGGCCTTCAAATTGCTGGCGCATTGATTTCGGTCTTCCTTTTTTTCTAGCTGAAAAGCTGGATCTTGCTTAACTCTGATCTTGCGTTTCGGGGATTCGTTCAATAGCGCTTTTCCCTGCTTCATCATGGTAATCGATGTTGTCTTTGCATGATCAATTGTTCTCCATGAAGGTGCTTGAGCACATTGCTTAATCTGAATCGTGTCTAAAAACTTGTTTAGGTTTGCGCACACCTTTCTAAATTCTGTTAAACATTTGCTTTGAGCGCGCCGGATTGATTCATCTGTTTTTGCTGTTGCCAAATATTCTGGATAATAATTGTATGCCAGTAATGGGGTAAGCCAACCAAATTTATTGGATGATTGACGTGGTGCCCACTTGCCACACAGCGATACTGAACCGGATCCTGTAAGCAGATTATTATTGTCCTCCCGTAGTTGATCATTCATGAGTTGAATGGCATATTGGATAAGTGGATGATCTGTATCGGCTCCCTTACTTCTTGCGTAGTTGCAGAAATATTTGATGTCCTTCCATGAGCCATAAGGGATATCTTCCTTTCCTTCTCCTTCTTCTTCTTTGAAGGAGGGAGAAGGAGAAGGAGATACTGTGCACACAAACGAACGTAGTGCATAAGTTGCCAACATAGGATTAAATGGATAGAGAAACCATATCATCATATAAGCTATTGAATATTCACCCTTCCCTCTATGCACATCTCTCGTCCTTCCGATCATTCTGTAAATCATTTCTCTATACTCCCGGTTTCCTTCGGTTGCGGGAGTCACTGCAGATAATAGACTTCTCCATTGCTCTTCTAGTCTATTGTTATCATCGGTTACTGCGCTACGCACACATTGAAAATCGAATTGAACAATCTTGCTTTCTAGATCATTTGCGGATCCATATTCTGAATGACCATTCTCTCCAGTTCTCAAGGGTGCGTGCTGATCTAGTGCTGCAATGAACTCCATCGTGTGTCTTGGTTTACTGGTTTTTTATTTATATTCTTTCTTTTTCAATTTTTTTAGCATTGATGTATAACAGATAGTTGTTGATCATGAATAATAATCATTCTAAATCTATGTTTACAAATAAAATGTATGTTACTTCTTGCAGATCGATCATTGATCCGGTTGGAGACGTTTTTTTACGACCTGTTATTTGTAACGATAACCATAATATTATTGGATTACCTTTTGACCAATCCACCCTTGATAATTTCCAGATCATTGAAACCTATTATGGTAGTAATTTGAAGAACAAAACTTATACCAATATTCCTACTGATTATCAAAAATATGTTGATCTTTATGTAATCATGCAGAATTTAGAGGCTGCTGCTACTGATCCAAATGTCCTTCTTATTTTGAAGTTGGTCCAAGACGCCTTGGTCGGAGCGATTAATGCCTTCGCACTTTATGGACAAAAGACGGTTCTTCAAATTGACAATACGAATTTGCAAAATACTATCAATACCATTTTGTCTAATAAAAATGATACTAAGATCGCTACTCAACCTACCAATACTGGTCAAATGTCCATTACGAAAACATTTACGCTAGCTGCTGTCTTCAACTACTATATTGTCATCTTCGGTATGCCTGAGTTTGGTGTTGGGTTTGATCCTGTAAAAATATCATTCTTAGTAAATATGTTGACAAATATGGGTATTGATCCTTACCGATGATCAGGCTCCTCACCTAAGAAGACTTGACCTAAGAAGACCTGACCTAAGAACCTGATCTAATTGGTAAATTTGCATATAAAAATGATTCGATTACATATCCAATATCTTGAGGCATCCCATATTGATTTGTAATTTCCTCTGTCGCTATTTTATATTTTATATATTGTTTTATCAGATTCAATTGATCGATCTCTTCGAGAACCTTGCACATCTGATAAATAGGAGACCAGTTTTCCTGTTTAATGATGGTGCAACAGCATAAACATTCATATCCAAGTTCTGCATAATATTTTTGTATTTTAGTTGAAGAATGATTCATACGATATTGCTTGTAGGGGATGTCTTGTATCCATACCTTGGGTGGGTAGAATGGGTAAGTGCTATCTAGTTCAAACTTTATGTTTCTTGGAAACATAACGATTGTCTTCTCTTTACTGTAGGTCACGGTGAAACTGCCACCTCTTGTTGTTAGAAGGGCGTCTATCTCGTTTGGTAGTCGTTTCATCATTGTGTATTTGATATATACTGTCGATCTCTCTAAACCCATTCATGTTTCGTTTTGTAAAAAATTGAAAACTTTTTTCAGCAATGTATCAAGGGTATGCTAAAAGCAAGAACCTGTTAATAACTAAGAACACAAGAGAAGAATGTCCCGCACCAACAATCACCATAAGAAGGTCGTCCCCGCTACCCCTTTCTGTGGCCACTGCAAGAATTTGGGCTTGCCCGCCAGTGTTTTTGAGAGCCATTTCCCTCATACTACTGTCGGTCGTCAACGTATCCTCACGTGCGAGCAGCTCAAGAATACCGAATGCCCTAACTGCTTGAAGAAGGGGCATACCTTGAAGCATTGCACTGCTCGAGAAGGTTTACACCGGGCCTCAGTGTGCTACAGTCGTTCGACTTCGTATGCTTCATCTGCTTCATCTGCTTCAAAGAAGCAGGAGCAGGAGCAGAAAGGGCCAACTAACCGATTCGATATCTTGACCAACGATGATGATGATGTAGAGCGCCCTTCAAAGAAGGTGAAGAGAGAGAAGTGGGAGGCTCCTGCTCCTGCTCCTGCTCCTGCTCCTGCTTCAAAGAAGCAGATGGAGCAGTCGAAGCAGATGGAGCAGTCGAAGCAGATGGAGCAGCCTGAGCAAAAGATCGCTACGAAGTCCTGGGCCTCTATCGCTGCCTCCACTTACCAATACGCATTTGACCCCCCGAAGCGAAAGGTTGCATCTGCTCCATCTGCTTCAAAGAAGCAGGAGCAGGCAGATGAGAGTTACAGCTACGGTTATGCTTCGGCGAAATTGGCTTCCCTGAAAAAGGCAGCCCCAGCTATCCATCTCAAGGTGACCCGTCGTTGCTGGGCCGATCTTGAAGACGACGAGGAGGATGAGGAGGAGCAGAGAGATTACAGCTGGGATGATGGAGAGCAGCCATGGAACAATACGAATGCAGACTACTGTCAATTTTATGAATAGAAGAATGTTAGAACTTAGATAAAAAGATAAAAAGAAAAAGAAACAAAAAATAAAAAACGAATTAAACATATCTCCTTACTACTGTTATATGAAGTTACCCCACCTTATTTTTTTACCACTCTTTTCTCTTAGACATTGCGTGTCAGGGATATTCCGTTGCGGAACTGAAGTCCTCGCGAAAAGACATTTCTCGAAGAGTTCCTTGTTTATGAGGAAGAAAAAGGAGTGGAATGGTGGAGAACTTCGTATGCCCAAATATGTGCCGAAATCAGAGAACCAAAAGAATTATGTCGCCTATCTTTCTAATCCAGATACGCCTATTGTTCTCGGTGTGGGTCCAGCTGGTTGTGGCAAGACTTTATTTGCATGTGTCGATGCCATACAAAAGCTACAGTCTGGTAGCATCCGAAAGATTATTATTACGCGACCTATTGTCCCGGTAGAGGAAGAAGAGTTAGGTTTTCTTCCTGGAAATCTGATCCATAAAATGGATCCTTGGACCCGACCCATCTTCGACATTTTTTTGGAGTATTATCAACAGAGGGATCTAGATGCCATGTTGATGACTGGCGCTATTGAGATTGCCCCATTGGCCTATATGCGTGGGAGAACTTTTAAGCGTTCTTTCATTATCGCCGATGAAATGCAGAATAGCACTCCTAATCAAATGATGATGTTGACCACTCGTATTGGCCTGGGATCAAAGATGGTTATCACTGGTGACCTGAAGCAAACCGATCGAAGTGCCCAAAATGGTCTCTCTGATTTTATGGTGCGTCTTAAACGTTATAATGAGAACCATCTTCATGAATCTATCAAAATGGTTGAAATGAACCATAGTGATATTGAACGCAGTCCTATTGTTTCGCAGGTTCTCGACATCTATAAACAGGTTCTGACTGTTCCGACTGTTCTGACTGTTCCGATTGTTCCGACTGTTCCGACTATTATTTCTAAAAATAGCGATTCAGCATTGATTCCCAAAGAACATGAACTCTAACTTTACCAAGCATGATGTTTATAATAATATATCTTTAGTATATAAATGAGTGTGTCCGGTTATCCAAATGTTGACCAAGAAGCTTTAGATTCTGTTAAATTGTTAAATAATGGTTTTAAAGAACAAATGTTGGATTTCCAAAAGGTAATTCTTAGAAGATGGGATACTGCAGACCGTTCTCGTTTAAGAAATCAATTTAAGAGAATTAAAAGTTATTTTTTAGTCAAAATGTAGAAGCAGCAAAGAACACACAGGAATATATCCACGGCAATTCTATTACAAGATCTTTTGCTATAAACCATTCTAATACTTCTGCATATATTATGATTTTACACGAATTAGATAAATTGTTCAATAATTCAAGATATGAGTTTGATCAAACCTATGTTGGTGGTGGTAATGATGATAGTAAAACGAGAGGAAGTAGACCAGTATCATCTGGTAAAGGCACACGAAAAAATTGAAACCTTTATATGGAGTAGATACTATGACAATAATTAGAACTAAAAACATGTTTACATTATTGTTATTATTCATGCCTTGCATGGCTCATGGATTTAATTTACCACGCATCGCTCTCTGGCGTAGTCCACTGGAGGCTATTGTCGCCCAGAGAACAATGTTTTCTGTTCTTAACGATCGTATTAACGATGAACTGATTAGTGATACACAAGAACTATTGGTTTCGCACTATCATTACCATCTTTCGATCGATACCTTCTATTTTGCCATCTTCTTATTCACCCTGTATTGGCGGTTTGCAGTCCCTGTTACAGCTATTGATGCGGAAGTGAGTAAAACGACTAGGCGGATTACAAATATGTTTCTCCTTTTCGTTTATATCTTATTCGTTAAAAATGTTCAATGTGCGACTTAAACTACTTAAAGAGGTAGTGATACTATCTATTGTGCGTCTGTTTTGTAGAACAGATTCTGTTTTTACTCAGTGGTAGAGCGTGTGTGGCTCTTTTTTATGTGTTGTTGCTTTGTTAGCTCAGTTGGTAGAGCGTGCGGCTGTTAACCGCAAGGTCGTAGGTTCAATCCCTACACAAAGCGATCTTTTCATTTTATTTCTTGTTATACACCTTTGGACATTTAAAACGCCGATTTTAAATGTTCTTAAAATGTTATGATTATTTATTGTAACGATGAACAATTATGGGGGAGATATTATACGTTGTCACAGACCCCATGTTCTTCAAAAACACATTTTCTTTTATTACAAATTCGTATTTTTTATCAATTGCTATATTTTCCAATTGTTCGTAAACATCACTGCTAATTTGTATTGTATCTATTTCTGCAGTTGATTGTAATCTTGATGCCATATTTACGGCATGTCCAACAACACATAATCTTGGTAATTCGTTTCCTAATATTCCAATACTAACGCTTCCTATATTTATTCCAACCCGAATGCATAACGGAATATTATCAGGTGTTTTTATTGTTTTTACTTCTTTAATAATATCTATCGCAAATAATAGTATTTCGTTTATAACAAAATTATGATTTATAGTATTTCTAAAAATATCGCCCACAACCATATAGGCGTCGCCAATCGTTTCTATTTTTTGTAAATGTGAATATTTTTTTATAATTTTATCAAAGGAAATATAAACACTGTTAAGTAATTTAAAAATAATTGCATCATCATATTTTTGTGCCAATTCTGTATAATTAACAATATCCGTAAAAAGAACACATATCATATTAAATTGTTTTGTGGTTGCACTTGCACTTGCACTTGCACTTGCACTTTCACTTGCACTTGCAATAAATTCTTTATCAAATCCAAACGGCAGTATTTTATTTAATAATTCTTGTTCTAATATGGTTTTATCTTCAGGTATTTTTAGTAAAAACCCCTTTCTTGTTGAATCTACTAACGCAGTGCATTTGGGCGTTATAACAATAATTTCAGTTTTATATTTATTTAAGTGTGTTATCATATAGGATATAAATTGAACAGATTGTAAATCTATATTATTAAATTGTATTATTTCTTTCTCAATACATTCATCTATCATTATACATGTCGTCAATTTGCTTATCATATCAGCAAACGAATAATATAAATTGACAGTATATACGTCGGTCAGATGAAATATATCAATTATAGTTAACACCATAAATGTGCCCCATATAATCAAAAAAATATTCGTAAACATTAGATTACGTTTTTCATAAAAAGTTTTCATAAAAAATAGTAGTGATGCCCATGAACAACCGGTAAAATAAAAATAAATTGTTGTATTCCTATACGGATAAATAAATATGTTTACTGCTACAGGAATAATATGACATTGAATATTTATATCTCGCAATTTAATACTATTGATATCGCAATACAGTTTAAGCATTAATGGCGTTGCAAATAACCACATAACAATTCTACTAAACTCGTGTTGATATAAAGTTATATTGTAACTCAAAGTAGAGTTTAATATATATTTTATATAAACCAATGCCAATGTGATTGTAGTCATATTTTTTGATTTATAAAACAGAAGTTTGTTGATAAGATAAATAGAATAAATAGATAGCACAAATAAATTTAGGTTTATTATAGAGTAATAAAATTTACTATTATTTTGTATTAGTTCGTTATTTAATATTGTAGAATAATTGGATAAGTATAATTTATTCAAAACATCATCCGCATTACAATATAAGAAAACATACAAAATTAAATATATCATATATTATAATAACAATAGTTTTTATACTACAATTATAATTCTGTAATTATAATTATATATTGTATATGACTAACCATAAAAGTGAAGATTATAAATTAACTGCAGTTGAATATTATTTGATTGAGGATAAATCACAGGAAGAAGTATGTAAAATATTTAATTGCAAGCCAAGAAGTTTAATGCGTTGGGTATCAAGAAACTGGAAATGTGGAACGATACAACAGAAAATCGAAAGAATATAAAGTTCATAAAGAACATGTTAAGTTTTTATTGAATGAAATAAAGAAAAATAAAACCATTACTATGGAAGATTTGCAAGTAAAACTAAAATTGTCTTTTCCTAATTTGAATATTACAAGAAGGCATCTTGGTAGAGACAATAATATTACTTTGAAAATTACAAGAATAAGACATGAACCTAATAAACGATATGGAAAGGATATTGATATTAATGAAAAATTAAAGAGAACCGACATGTTATTCTATAATTAGGCGCATGGAAATAATAGATCGTTTTGTTCAGGAACAATGAGTTCTTGCCCATATGCGCTAGTTACTAAAATGGAATCCAGGTTGAAATGGAAATGTGAAACTAATGTATGTTGTGTGTCTATGGAACCTATGTATATATTATCTACCCCTCCACCATATCCAATACGAAGAAACCAGTTTTTCAAAAAAGGGTTTCCTCTTTGTTCGATGATAAATCTCAATACTACGTCTATAGACAACGGATTAGAATTTCGCAGAATATCAAATCTACAATTTATAATCGGCCTACTTTTGTCTATGTTACCTAGGCAATACACATAATTTACTACTTGATAAGTGCTATACCAATATCGTTTCCATCCGATGAGTGGAGCCAATTCACTCTTCGGTAAGTTTCCTTCTACGTTACCTATTAGTTTTATATCAGAATCATTTTCTATTATGATGTGTTTTACGCGAGGAGCCAAGTCTGAAAAATAGTTCAAGATTATCTCATTGGTTACTTTAGTTTTATCCTCTTGTAATGCGCGCCAACTTACCGAATTCTGTAGGATACTCCATGTATGAATGTAAATTTCTAAAGTGTTATCAAACCGGCATATTTGTTTTACTAATTCATATAGAGAGCTATCTTTAAAAGAATCTCTAATATGACCACGCAGTAAGAGTATCATGTATATAATAGTAAAATAAAAAATTGAATATTCATTTATCGCAAACAGTTTTATAACAAAAAATGGGTTGCCAAAGTTCATTGTTGTCGTGCTACAACCCTTGTTCTCGGGAGGGAGAGAATAAGGAAAAGGAGGGTGTTGTTATTTCATATTCAGTTGCCTTGAAACTTCCACATGGTCTTTCATATCTTGAATATATACATGATTCAGGTAGCTTTCAGAAAGAGGAGAACATAGATCATTGGATCGCCAATCAGTTTAATAGCCGAACTAAACCGTTTCAACATTATATTAATTATAATGATGAACATGTAGATAAGACACATAGTGGAGGAGGTCATTGTAAGGGATGTATTGCTTGGAACGATGAAGAAATTGGTTGGCTCATTCATTCGATTCCGAAGATGATGGTTCCTAGTGACCATGTCAGTAAGACAAATCATTCCTTTGTTTCGAAGGCTGAACAGGTGTATGGGCAATCGCTCGTCTTCCTCTCTAATATTCCTATTTCTGAACTGCCCGCCTTACTGGAGCACATTTCGGTCATGAAGCCTTTTGTTGATCTTTCCTCGTCTACGTCGACAATCGGTTTGCCGAATGTAAGTAATACTATACCATTGGTTCATTTCCTCCCGCTATCAACCTCTGTGGAACATGTTACCAAGTCGCCGAATTATCATGTTGATCTATTTGATGAAATACTTTGTCATGCCTATAAGGGGTCTTGGAGATGTGAGACTTGGAGGCGTGGTCATCACTGTAATACTTGTCCACATGTTGCAGATAATGATTCTATCACCTTTGAGAACGTTCATTATACTAGTAGTCAAGATCATTCAAAATACGCGGTCAATGATGTTGGTTCTACTTTTATTGGTGATTTGAATCGTATGACGACTCAGTTTTGTCGTGGTGGAGGTGGAGTCATTATTCATGACGTCAAATTAAATAAAGCTATTTCGTCTCTTATGCTTTCTGGTTCTTGACGTGGAATGTGGAAAGAATATGTTTAGCATGTTCGTCTATTTTTTTGTTTATATATATTATATATAATGCCAAAGAGAGTCGTTACAGTTCGTGGCGAGAGATCATCAAACAATGTTATTCGTGATATTGAAAGTCGCGGATGTAAAGTTATTGGGAGCGTTTCAACAGTTATGAACGACAAGGGAACCATATATTATTCAATAACATATGAATGCGCTGATGAGAATCAGGCAAATAGTATTGAACAAAACGCACATCATATTCGGGGAGGAACCACTAAAAAAAATTCCAAATGAAAGTGACATGACGAGTCTATTCGGGATCGATTCGTGGCAAAATTCGAAGTCGCGAATCGAGTCGACCTTGGAACCCCCGTATTACCCTAACCCCAACCCTTTTAACATAACTCCTGTTGCGTTCTCTTCGAATATTGAAACTAGACTTATCGAGAAATGAGTGACATATCGAGAAATGAGTGACATATTGATAAATGAGTAAGAGACAGAATTAGAGGAATAAGTAAGAGACAGAATTAGAGGAATAAGTAAGTAGTATTGTTTTTGGACCAAAACAACGCAGAAGGTTCTCTTGTCTTTCGTTACGTAAATACACAGCAAAAATTGAAAAAACTTATAACGCAGTGACAAAGAAGATATATATACAGATGGACCGGCAGATGAATCTGGCCACATTACCGGAGGACGTGGTCCTTCTTATCAAAGAATATGCATTCGACATGTTAACCCGTATTAGTGTTTATCTTAGTGGATGTAGAGAGCGAGATCCTCATTTCTGTTGGCTCCAACTGTTCCGTCCATTAAGTAAAAGGCAGCGGACAACTATTTTCGATTGGTGTTGTCGGCAAAAGCTACCAACCATTGCACCAATATTTACTTATCAAACACACGATGGATGGGCTCCTGGACATCTCTTTCGTCTAAAAAAAGAAAACTTGCGTCATCCAATCATTGATGAAATCAATAAATTGATGAATAATGAATTCAGGGTTTACGATTCACATGGGCAAATGCACAAATTAGCTGATATCTTAATCTTTCTCAGTGTGACGGAGATTGGTGACTCGTTATTAGATCAATATATGAAACAAATGGCTTATCATCTTTTGGTTGGAGTTATTCTCATGGTCAGACGCAATAAAGAAGAGAACCTTTATCTTAATGATTGGCGCAAATTACCTGAAGGGTCCGATTTTAGATGCCCTGTGCCCCTATTCGTTTGATAATTATGGTTCGGTTCTCGGTTCTTGCAGAAAAAAAGTTGTAAATATATTCGGCTTTATACACCTTCGGTGGTTGAGTCTTCAAGGGCAACGTTATTGCGAAGCGCATAACCTACCATAAGTTTGTTGTCTTATTTTGAGAACCTTGATAATTTCGATTAAGGTTTCGGATCCTATTTATTTTTTAGCGCGCATACCATGTTGGCTGTTCTCGTTTTTTCCATGTAGCGATCTTTTGTTTGTCCGGCGTTTGATAATATCGACGATAAGCCTCCACTGCATCTTCGCTTTTGCATTCGGTTGGCATTGCTTGTGCAAAGGTAGTGAGTCCTGTTTCGGGGAATTTGTCTGCTGTTGGTGCATATTTTCGCAAATAGGTTGCGACAATATACGATTTATGTAGTTTTTCTGCTGGATGATCATAACGATATTTCCATTCCTCGTGCATTGCGTCAACCAGGTCTAGTGTCCATATGTAATTTGCGAGAGACGAGCGCATCCAGATAGTTACCGGATGGTTTTTATGAGCAATCTTATACAGTTTAATGACTTGACTAACCTCATTGTCAGGATCAACCAAGTGCATGGTCGTGCAAAGCATTTGCACTGCCTCCAGCATCATTTTGCTCACATGTTTGTCGAACATTGCTTCCGCGCATTCTTTGAAGTTCAACGATAGAATGAATAGATTCATGGTTTATTGTCTTCTTGTTATTTTGAAAACTTATTTTACTTTGTCATTTTCAATTTTTTATTTATTCTCTTTGTTTTTTGATTTTGGTTTTTTTGCAGTTTTTGATTTTGGTTTTTTGCCTCCTCTCCACCATAAGATGGATCGGTTTCGCGGCTGCTTTGTCAATGTTGGTGGGGATTCCACTGATCTCCAATTTTTTTCATCAACAGCATATAATGAAAAAGTTGTATCGATTACACCTTGCTCTTTCAATAAATCTATTATACTTATCACAACCTTTCTATCATCTTCTGGTAAGTTTAAAATATTACGAGTGTTTTTTATAACTGCTTCGTTAAATTGGTCACATTGGGCATTAAATTTCTCTAAATCGTTATCAATACCACCCAGAATATAATAAACACCCTCAGGTCTCTGCGGTTTTTTAAATGGAAACGCTTTAAAGAGCTCAAGTGTTTTATTTGTCATTTTATAGGAAACTTCTTTTTTTGCCCATGGATGATAGAAATTGTATGTTTCTACCCAAGCGTTTACGTTAAAGTTACTAACATATCCAATCTTATCGCAAAAAGTATCACAAAGAACCTCTTGAACATCGGAACGACGACAATAAGTACGACCACTTTTTTCTATTTTGTCTGCATCTACTTCTAACCAAATGGCTATTTGTAGTTGCGCCTTACAGTTCCTGTGATCATATCCGTAATGGCTACTAAACACATCGGTAGAAAACTCATTGGTCCGAGTTGACGTGCCAAACCGCGAAAACATCGTTTTTATATATATTATAAATATTATATTTGTAAATACTGCTGCACTATCGTAATTCACTCATTGTTCATTTATTTGTTTTAGGAATAGAAATTATACAATTATCATGACTACTATAGTTCAACCGGTTCTCACACCTAGTCAGATTACGGACATTGTTTCTTATGTGAATAAATTTCGCGCTAACCACCAAGCTCCTCCTATGTCATGGAGTCCAACTATCTATGGAGTTTCACAGCAATGGTCCTATTACCTTATTGCAAATAATCTCTTTCAACACAGTAATAATAGTAGTTATGGTGAGAACCTTGCCCATTTACAGGGATACGGAGTTCATCCTGTGGCGTTAATTAAGAAAAGCATTGACTTGTGGTATGCTGAGGTTTCTGCATATGATTTTACGAAACCTGGGTTCTCCACTGCAACTGGTCATTTTACTTGTTTAGTATGGTTCAATAGCACGCAATTCGCAATTGGATTATCCATCAATAGTGCTACCAATGCAGTAAATATTGTCATGAACACGTCACCTCCTGGTAACTATCTAGGTCAATTTCAGCAAAATGTATTGCCTCTACTAAATTATCCTAGTCCTGGTCCAACTCCTAGTCCTGGTCCTATTCCTAGTCCTGGTCCTGGTCCTGGTCCAACGACCCCTATTGCCGATTTATATGCCGTTTTGCAATTGATTAATACTAACAAACGGAAATCTGAAATTGTTGCTGCCATTAACCGTATTATTCTGAAATTGTCGACATAATGCTATCTCAAAGAGAACCCCGCGAATTCTACTTCTTTGAGAACCCCGCGACACGATTATTGCACTATCTCTTTGAGAACCCTTGTAATATACTATGGCACTCAAACTTGTAAATATATACTTATCAAGAAATGAGTGACTTATCAAGAAATGAGTAAGTAATAGAATTGGAGAAATGAGTTATCGAATTGGTCACTTATCGATAAATAGAAATGGGTAAATTATTACACCTTTGCGCATTTAAAATGCGCATGGTAACGTTGCCTTTGACACTGATAAATTGCCCACTCGTGCGCATTTTAAATGTGCAAAGGTGTAATAATTTTACTGCGTGTAGAACGAACTTTTGTAACAGTCTTTGCCTTTTTTTTTTGAGAACCTTTCTTCTTCTTATTTTTCTTCTGGTTTGAAGAACAACCTCCGCCCTCTAGCACATAACTTACCTCACACGTTATCGGGTTTACACATTCAGCGGTTGAATGGTTCGGCACATTTATTGCTTCTATCAGTCCACAAAGTTCTGCGTATCTTGGAACAATAATCATACTTAGATCCTTTCTTTTCACCTTGAACTTTTTACGGAGCGATCCTTGTAAATTATCGTAAAAATACTCTTTTAATTCTTCTACTGCAGGATTACTGTTGTATTCTTCGTATTTTTTAAATTTGTCTTTAAACAAATACGCGACAAATACGCTTTCTGTTTCTACAAAGATTCGAATCACTTCCGAGCTACCTGCACTTGCACTATAAATATTGTCTGTTTCTGCAAAATCTTGATCCCATCCTGATAATAAGGTTCCCGGTTCAAACGTAAATGAACTTCCGTCTGTTTCATTTACGGTTATGCTTATATTGTCTGGTAAATGTAACTGCTTCGACTTGTTCGCCATCCTCTATAGTATACTGTTAGATAAGAGTTTGAGAACATTTCTTACAAAGGTTCTCAAAACGAATACAGCAATGTCATCTACTAATATACTTGGAGATCCGATTGTCTAAAACTTACTACCCGAACTCCGAACCTTACTGCCGAACCCTGGTAGCGAACCTTACTGCCGAACCCTGATACCGAACCCTGATAGCGAACCCTGATACCGAACCCTGATACCGAACCCTGATAGCGAACCCTGATACCGAACCCTGATACCGAACCCTGATACCGAACCCTGATACCGAACCCTGATACCGAACCCTGATACCGAACCCTGATACCGAACCCTGATACCGAACCCTGATACCGAACCCTGATAGCGAACCCTGATACCGAACCCTGATACCGAACCCTGATAGCGAACCCTGATACCGAACCCTGATACCGAACCCTGATACCGAACCCTGATACCGAACCCTGATAGCGAACCCTGATACCGAACCCTGATACCGAACCCTGATACCGAACCTTACTGCCGAACCCTGATAGCGAAGCTAACCCTGAGCCGAACCCTGTAAAAATTTAGTGTTCTCATTTTCAGTAGAAATTGCAAAAAATTGAAAACTTTTTTCATCTGCATCCTTTACTGCATGCTACCAAGCAAAAACCTGTCAAAACTATTACCAAGATGTCCCAAACCGCTACCCCCGTCCAAGTTGAACAAGAGATTGTCATGGATCCCATCGAGATCCCAAAGGAGAAGAAGCCTCGCGCTAAAACTCTCCCTTCCAAGTTCTCTACTCTTATCGCGTTTGCTTACTGGTTCCAGCAGCAAGAAGAAGCTACCGACTCGAACCTTCTCGAGCAACTTCACCTTCTCGAAACCGTTGACGAGCAGCAAGCCTTCGTCCAGGGTTTCTTAGATCAAAAGAAAGATATCGCCAAGGAAATTCC